TTTCTTCAGGTTTTCCCAAATTTATGATAACCATCTCATTACAAGCTTGTGTTATCTGCTATTCTCAAAAAAGGAAAACTACATTAACTTTATTGGTTTTACCCAAACAAGTTAAACTGTTTAACAGTTTTTTGTTTGGAACCATACACCAAAATATCAAAGACCTAAATATATTGTACAAAGAAAGATATAATTGACCCTTCTTTTTTTTTAAAAAAAACTTGAAATGGGTTCAAGGTTATGTATAATGTTGTCAAGATGAGGGAAGCAACTCGGATTCATCCCCATAGATGAATCTAGGGGCTTTCTCCTCGAACATTCGGTAAAACATGGCATCAGGTGAAGATCGGTGAATAAGGAAGAGATATTTGATTCCTTGAAGGGCTTAGTACTTGCTCTCCTTACCCCTGAAGATATTGACGAGGTTTGGGAACGACGCAGGAACGAAACCGTACTCGCACTTGAAGGTTTGAACGAAGAAGACCGAAAGTGGCTGGAAGAGAAATGGCCCAAATGGTTTGACGACAACTTTCTCAACAGGATTCCCCCGGAGATGATGGACGGGATTAAAGCGATGCGTAGAGCAGATGGTATTTTCCATTGACATAAAAAAGAGGTGCAGTATGCCACACGGAAGACCAAGAGGTGCAGTCAAGATCAGTGACCCCAAAAAAGTAAAAGGGCCAAGAAACCATAGAAAGCGTCTCAAAGCGAAAAAAGATGCAGAGTTTCGGGATAAGTTGCGTAAGAGAGAAGAGCGCAAAAAGGCTCGTAAGTACCGTGAATCCAACAAGTACGCTCGTTTAGCTCGGGAATACAACACCTACTAATCTGAAAAACTTCTTGACTAGGTGTAGGTAGTTTGATATAGTATTTGCACGATAAAGAAAGGGAACGATCATGGCAGAAGCACTTACTGGCGAAGAGAAGATGAAGGCTGACAACGAGCGGCAGGGAAAGAAGGCCCACTCGAATAAGAAGGCCAGAAGGCTCACTCGTGATGAAGCCTATGCCGAGTTGAAGAGGCTCGCTCGTGGTGGACATGAGCAGAGCAAGTACTACAGGGACATCCTTGGTGCCCATCCGATACTTGAGTCTTTGATGCGAAAGGAAGTTGCCTAACAATTTATGCCCCCTTAGCTCAGTGGTTAGAGCGGCCCTTTGCTGTCGAAGTGCATATCCAGTCGAAGGGTGTCAATAGATTGGTTGGAAGCTAAAGTACAAGGCGACCTCCACCCGGATTTTAGAAACGTTGAATCGCTAGCGCATTCGGGTAAAGCAATCTTAGCGTGTGGTTCGAATCCTGCAGGGGGTACTTTTTCAGGAGGAACATCATGAAGCTACGCAATCCAAAGAGAAAATGCTGCAAGAATCCCGATGTCAAGAATGAAGGCTGCGTGAACGTTGGTGGAAAAACAAGCTGGGAATATCATTGTTTTTCTTGTGGCAAAACTTGGTCAGAAAAGGCTTGACAATCACTTGCGCCCTTAGCTGAGTAGGTTTTAGCACCAGACTTTTAATCTGGGGACGTGGGTTCGATTCCCGCAGGGCGTACCATTTTTTTCAATATAATTCTTGACTACTTATTAAATATCTGATATCGTACTCGCATAATCAATGGAGGAACTGATTGTGAGCAAGCCAAACACACCAACAAAACTTACTGAACTGCAGCGTTTTCTCAAGATTCTGACGGATGGAAAAGGCAAAAGATACGCTCGTCTTTGCTCTCTTGTTCAAGCGGGAAATTACAAGCTTCCCAAAACTATGGCAATCTTCAACATGGGGTCGGCTACTGATTGCCCTTCAAAAAGGCTCGGTCTTTGTCAGGCTATAGTGGATGGCAAAAATGTATGTTATGCAAAGAAGTCGGAAAATTCGTCACGTCCTTCTGTTCTTCCCTACCGCAGAAAGCAAGAAAAATATTGGAAAGACACTTCGGCCACTGATTTTGTAGCTGAATTTGTTCTTATGAACACTCTTAAATCCAAGCCTTTCAACGCCTTACGACTGAATGAGAGTGGGGATTTTTGGAGTCAAGAGTGTGTAGATAAAGCCGAAAAGATTGCGAGAATGCTCAAGGGATTCGGCGTAAAGGTTTATTGTTATACAGCGAGAAGTGATCTGGATTTTTCCAAGTGCCGGGATTTGATCGTGAGTGGGTCTGGCTTCAAGAAAAAAGGTATTTCAAATATTTTCACAATGGTAGAGACAAAAGAAGATCGCCCGAAAGGATATGGTATTTGTGTTGGTGATTGTAAAATATGTAAAAGGTGTATGATAAAGGGTCGTAAAACTGTTGTTCTCAAGCACTGAATGATTGGAGGTAGATTACTTCATCATTGATCTGACATAATCAAATTGTGTCCTTGTCAATGTCATCTGGATAAATTCAAAAGTGCCCCCGATTGATTCTACATATTTTTTCTTCTTGACATACTCCCCACGAATAAATTTGGGGGATTCTAGGCTATAGCGAGAGCAGCTTGACTTGTGTCAAGTCTGACGCTCTCTCGCCTACCAGTTGATGCCCCAACTGGTCAAACTGGTCATAAAATTAATTATGAACAATCCAGAGAATTTTAGTTTCTTCAGGTTTTCCCAAATTTATGATAACCAT